CGGCGTGAAAAAGGACACCTGACATCACACTGGAATCTAGTACCCAGAAAAGTCCATCGCACCAGATTAGTCAAATGGTTGGTAAAAATGCCATTTGAGGTAAAAAGTACTAAATATTCCTTTTTTATCTCCAAAAAATCTTAAAAAAGAAGTACCAAAATTATTTCAAACGAAATCAAAATCAAAACTACAAGTGAAATTAAAATAAATATCATATATTATTAATGTATATATTAATTGGTCATGTCTTTGGCTAGTTTAGCGTCAGAGGCTAAATCACAATTACTTACGCATCCAGAGCCAAAACAACAAGAGTTCATTATGACCGCATCATCAAGGTTGTTAACCTGACCTTCTTTTATGTTATCCGCTTCAGATATAGTCGTATCTATTTCAATCATCGCAATTAAGCTGTTTAACTTTTCCTTTATATCTTTATTTGATAGTTCGTCAAGACCGTCTATCAAATCAAGTATAGTTTTTTTTATCATTATATAATTAATACATATTTATTTTGTGGCATGGTACTCTTTCAAACGTTGTTCCTTCTTCTCAGGAGTATCGAATAATATCACACGCTTTAATTCCTTTTTACTTTTAATCTTGTAGTCCTTGGTAAACTCGAATTTACATCCAGACTTTAGAAGGTCAAACACAATGATTTCTTTATTATATAATTTCTTATAAGTTTTCATTGGATTACCATGAGCAGTGATAGAACCATTAGGGATTCCTTTCAGTCTTATGTGATGGTCGTAACACTTCTTTCCATCTTTTACAGTTTCAATTTTATCAATGTAACATTTCTTTCCAAGGAAAATACTTTCAACTGAAACAGGCATTGTACCCTTGTCACATTTAAAATCGAAATCACAATGGAATTGCCCCATGTTTGTTCCATTCAATTCTTTTCCATATTTAGTTTTATATAAATCTATCAGATTTTGTACTTTATCATTAGCAAGATGCATTGAGTCGGTGTCTTGATAGTATATATCGATATTGTTGTCCTCGGCTAAACATATCACTTCATTCATTATACGTTTTGACATACTCAATATATCACAACCAACATGTGGTCTGGAAAAATGCGTCTCAATGGTTTTTATCTTTTTTACCATCCACTTATCTCCGCCAATATTTGTGAAGTACTCAACAAAGTTATTATTCCTGTAGACATGCTCAAGACATTTTTCCTTATTGTCAAATATTGAATTATCCTTTGATACTGGTTTCATTATGGTTTTTCCGTACACAGCGTTCATCAATAGTTTGTAGATTGCTTGAATTGGATTTTTATCTTTCTTTTTCTTGATACGTTCATTGAATAGAAATTTAATGGTTTTCTTGATTTTACTATTGAATCCTTCATCAAAGTAGTACCCTCTGTTTATAGTAAAATCTTCAATCTTCATACCGTGGAATTTAATCACGTCCTCAAGTGTGGTCTTATCAAGAACAATCTTACGTCCTTTTAGCTCATTGGTGAAATCTCTTATTCCATCTTTATTTTTAACAGACAATAACGGGAAATGTCTTTCAATACGAGCATCATGATTGAACTCAACCTCAATGAAGTAACCATCATATTTTTGTACTTGTTCATATGTCAAGTCGCTAGGCTTTAGAACTTTTGGCTTACTCCTCAGAAAACCTTTCATTCTATACATAGCACTTGGATACAAACTTACAGCATCAAAATCTTGAAGTTTAACAGTAATATGCCATTGCTCATTATCTCTGGTCATACAACGTCCACCAACTAATGACTCTTGGATAAAGGCACGTGGGTTTCCTGATACTTCCATAACTTTATCATAACATCCTTGGTTAATCATATAGTTATCAGCAATACTCGGAAGGCTGATATATTCATTTACATCTAGGTTTGTTATTTCAGCAATCCATTTACGGAATGTAAGATAACCTTCGCATAGGATTTCACAATCTCTCATACAGTAGAAGTCAACATACTTCATATGTTTAAAATATTGTTTATCGCTACATTCACATTTTTGTTCTTTAATGTTTATCATAAATTGTCTTACCATCTCATTAAATTCATCAGTACTTTTAGATTGATTTTCTTTTTTCAATATTTTCAAAGCTGTTTTAATTAATATTTTTTTCTTCAATATACTTTTCTGAGTGTACAGAGCATAAGGCATAACTTCCTTTTCACCTTTAATTTTAAACATACTTGGGAATTTTCTTAGAGGTGCTGGAATCACAAATGCTGTATCTTTGAAATGTAGCTTTACTGGTTTGTTTTGTACTCCATAATTAGTGGCAGTTGCCTCCATGATTTTATTACCCTTATCAATTAGGTTTACATTGGTAAGGTGTTTTTCTCCAACGATAAATCTAAAATCATATCCTAAATTATGAGCCATCAATAAACTTTCTTCTCTAATACTATCAAGGAAATCTTTAGGATTGGTGAATCTTTTTTTCTTAATGAATTTCCCGTTACAGTCACAATACCAAGCACACAGTAAAAATAATTCATGATGTTCTCCTGTGGTTGTTGATTCAACATCAAAGAAAACCATGGGTATTTTGGATTTACCAATATTTTTTTTATTTTGGTCTTTAATCCTTTTCTTACGCATTTCTTTTGATTCGGTTATCCTAATACAGTCCTTACTATATTCAAGGTTTGTAACTTCTCTTACCAAATCATAATATTGAGTTTTGTAAATGTCATCGGTTAAAGCAATTTCAGTCAGGAATTTCTTTTCATTATCAAGGAAGATTTTAACCATTTTAAGACTATCGATGAATCTGGTTTTATCGCGTGCTTTCTTTTTAATAAATTCATTCCATCTTTTCTTACCTTTCAAATCCTTGTAATTTTCTAATGCGTATTTAGTTATTTCAACTTTATCCATAATGAAATAATGTTCGTCTATTAAAGCAATGTGGAAGTGTCTTTTGCTTTTTACGTCACCGTATTTAATTACTTTAGTTTGATTACCAGCTTTGTTCTCAGCATTGTAAGAATTAACTTTAATGAATATTTTGAATTTATTTGCGAATTCTTTTATCTTACTTAATGGTACAGTTCTTGATTTGACACACAGTCTTAGTTCATCAAGTTCAGCAACCTCAAGTAATTTATGTTCTTCTAATGCTTGAATCAAACAGTACTCAACAAGGTCTCCTTTTTTAAATTTATTTCGTATACCATATTTATTCAAGTTTAGGGTCTTGACTAAGTATTCATCATTTATATAATATTTGAAGAAATTACCTTGACGGTTAACCTTTTTCTGTTTCTTTGGTAGGTACGAGTTTAGTGTAATGCTGTTGACCGCAACTTTTACACTCTCAATAAATGAACCATCACTTATAGTGATACCAGCGATTGCGTTGTGTGCGTAGTTGTTATTTATAGCTTGAACTATACGTGCGATGTTATCTGTACTTAAAGTATAATTAACACCTCCGAAAGCTATGAAAATTTTACGTTTGTTTCTCGGCTTGAAGAATGTTTTTACATGACGAAAGAAAGCTTTCTTTGTTAGTCGGTTTGTGAAATTTAATGTGTGTTGAGAATTTTTTTTATATAAACCAGTAAACAAATTTCTGACGGTTGCTTGGTTTACACGAAGGATTCCTCGTCGTTTTGCGTTTTTCCAATGTTGGGCACTTCCTTTAGGGTAGCTGATTCCATTGAAAGATTTGTTTCCAGTAAGTTGTTTATAAGAATTGTAATCTTGAACTCTAGACATTTATATAATAACAACATATTATTTTTAAATGGTTTTAAACTTATTTTGGAAAGTAAATATTTATTCCATAATAAAATTTCTATATTATTTTTAATACTCTATAAGTATTAAAAATAAGTTAATTAATAAAAAGTTATATTGCGAAGTGACTTATAATATTATCTTCACCTTCAGTGTGCGTTTCTTTGGTAATCCTAATGCGTTTATATTTATTAATGTGTGATTTATTATATCCCTTTTGACGTTTCTCCTTAGAACGTGGTCTCATACAATCATACAAGAATGTAGAAGGTATGTTGAAGTCTTTTGTTATTTCGGATACACTTCGGTAAGATTTTTCAAATAGTTTATTTAATTTATCATCATCTGAATAGAATTCAATTGTCCAAGTTGTTTTAACTCTCATTTATATAATTACTATATATTATTTTTTCTATAAGTAGTCGCATTTTGGAAAATATTTTTAAATTAATATATATTTTATTCCATAATAAAATAGTTACTATAATTACCAGCTCCATCATTCTTTTTAAAAATCAGCTTATCACCGTCTTCTATAATTTTAAATTTATCATTGATGATGTATTCAGTACACCTGATAGGTTTAACATAATTAAAGTGATTACCATTTGTTCCAAATTCAACATCGGAATTACTTCCATGTCCTGTATGATGAATGTAGTATATTTTATCACTTCTAAATGATTTTGAACTGTAAGATTTACTTGACATATATATAATGTATGTATATATTTTTTTCAATAAAAAATAACATTATCAAAACATAATAAGATATGATTTGATAATATTTTATAAGATTATGCCAGATTCGGAAGTGCTGAAATTACAAAGAAAGAGCAATTGCGACCTTTCCCGAACTCCCAGAAATAGAGACAACGTTGATATATTCATGTTGAACTTGGAATCTGTAACTAGATACTTCGTCATTCGCACCGTCAGCAGGTTTGAATTTAATATTACATGAGAAGTCCGAGACGTTCTTTCCACTTACAGCTCCAGAGTACATGTTACTTTCGCAACTGATTCCCCATCTGTGAACAAAGATAGATTCATTAGTCGCATCAATACCAACGGAGTATGAACCTCCATAGAACAAACTATTCTCAAGCTTGTTACATTCAGTACCAGTTGATTTCCAGACCTCACGTCCACTCATTGTGAATGCGACTTCAGCAACATCATAGAAAGTACCTACAGCACCGTTATCGGCTGTACTACCAACACTTCGGCGGTCTACATAAATCATTGTCTTTGTAGCACAGTTTGGCACGTTGAAATTAATTGTGACTTCCTCTTGAGCATAAACTCCAGAACCATTGGCTGTGAAAGTTTTGCTGACAGGAGCTTCTTTGTAAATTGAAGAAGACATCATACTGAGAGGCTTTTCTAGACTATACTGAGTATCTTCTAACTTTCTTAGGTCTGATTCTTGAAGGTTCAAAAAATAGCATATAAGAGATGTGTCTGAAGCTTCTACTCTAACATCAGGAGTGGTTGCGTCTTCAAATAAATCAGCAAGGTTAGCCAATGAAACCGAGCAGGTAATTTGCTCAACAAAACTTAAATCGAGACATGCTCCAAGTCCGTTCTTTAGGAATGGGAATGTAAGAGGTACGTATACAGTGTCAGACGCTCCATTTGCCAAAGTCGAACCGTCATCATCTTTCGCAATATCACGAAGATTTTCTTTAACACCCAGAGGCATTTCCAAGACATCACACAAGTTGGCAACATCATGAGTTTGACAGATTTCTCTTGAGTGAGAAGATAGAACCGCTCTTGAGACAGCCATGTGTCCAAAGTTTGCTCCATAGTCAGCACTTCCAGACGAATCGTAGTTCTTAATTTTTAACTTCAATACAGCACCCACCAGAATACCATAACGGTTTAAATTAAAATCGTTGGTTTTCCCGAAGTTAAATGTAGACCCTGCCTTTACCTCTACTTTCTGTCTAGAGACGTTAGGGGTGGAAGGTGAAAGGTTATACAGAAATTTATCTAAATTTGCGGTTTGTGCCAAAACATTGAGTGTTGGGCTTGAACTTGAACTGAGTAATTGAATATCCATGTTTTATATATATTATGTAAACATTTTTATTTTGAAATAATCATCCTTATTTAATTAAAATAACTATATTTATTTATTTATCTATAATCTTTTTGACGTTTATCTATAATTTATCAATCTAAAGTTCCAAGCGGTGGCGGTTCAATATCAACCCCAGATTCTATAGTTGGTGGGATATTCTGTATGGACATATCCAATGTTGGACTCTCTGCGGTGAGTGGAGCACTATTATAAACTAAATTACCAGACTCGTCTCCCATGTGTGGAGGGATTCCAAGTTGCTGGTTAAGCTCAGCAATCATTTCATCAGATATTAAATTAGATTCCGCGAAGTATGATGGTTCATATTTTGCTAGAATTTCACCGTATTTGTTAACCCAGTCTTCCTCAGTTCCGACTCTTGAACTAAATAGTTCATCTGTGTAAACTTCCATATTGTTAACATTATCATTTATTCTTAGTATCTGTTCATCCAACAATCTATCAATATCACTGGTCATAGATGATTTTGGAACTTCATTAATTGCTTTAATAAGCTGAGCGTCTGGAATTAAACCCACCTTATTACCAACCCACTTACCAACTTTTATGGTTTGTTTGATTGCGTTATAACCAGAATATAAATATACACCACCAGCAACAGCTATTATCAACCCAGTAGCAATTCCTCCAAGCCAATTCATTGAGGAGTCATTTGAAATTTTATAATTTTTTTCATGACTGTCTTGAGCCAAAATTTTCTTATATGTTACAGCCTGATGAAATTTATCAACGCCCTGTCCTCGGGTTGCTTTAATAAATGCTTTCATTTTATCTACTCCGTGGTCTGGTTTCAAATCAAATCCATCACCTGAATTATCATGACTAAACATATCAGAAAATGATTCACCCCATGTTCTGGGAATTGCGGGAGTCTTCTCAGTTATCAAAACACAATCACCAGTCTTGAAAAAACTGCTAGCTTCATTGACCCATCTAAGAGGGTCACCTTCATTATAGTATCTTTTAATATTAATTCCATGAGTTTTCTTGTCGAACCTTGAAGCACTCTGGGCAGTTCTGAAATCAATTCCACCGAAAGACCTATACACAACGTTATCTTTATTTACATAATCTACTAATTCCTCAGTGAACAAATTCGCAAGAGCATCACCTCTAGAATGGGCAACGACATAAACTTTAGTACTTTTATTTATTCGCTTATCTATAATTGACATCAAACCATCTCTATACACTTCATAAGCTTTTCTAAATCCGACATGGTCAGTTTTAGTCAGTAGCTGTCCGCCTAGCCATTTTATGTTTTTCTTTGTTTTATAATCCATTGGAATATATTCAGCCAACTTCAGCCCCTCTGATAATATATTCGTTGTACCGACTTCTTTATTACTTGACCAATCATCTGGAGACTGACTACCTTTAAACACAATGTATATTTCATTTGTGTCTTCATTTTTTATAGTTGTGTATTCCCTGTTTAGCGAAGGTTCAAAATCATATTTTAATTCTGCGTCTCTCCAATTTACTACGGTATGTTGGAATTTGCTCATGTAATCCTGTTCATTCAACTCATAATTATTATTCGCAAATTCTACAATACCAGCGAATTTCCAAGGCTCAATATGCTCCTCATCATTAATCTTAAATTCATCATCAACCTGTACCCATTCGCTTTGGTCATCCATTACCCTTCTTTCTGTAGTGAATGTTGGCTTTGCCATAAAACTGTTCGGATTATTACAGAACTCAATGAACTGGTCTGTTATAGGATTTGGTGAATAAACCTGTGGTGTCGATTTATCATAGAATGTCTTTAGCTCCTCAGCGTTAGCTCCAGCCTGATGACCATATTCAGTTTCATGAGTTCCATTCAATAATTTTATTTCAGGATAAGGCTCTGTAGGAGGATGTGGTGTGAATCTTTTAGGTTCTTCTTCAGGATATGGTTCAGTAGGTGGATGAGGTGTGAATCTTTTAGGTTCTTCTTCAGGTTCTTCTTCAGGCTTTTCTTTATCAACATCATCTGATTCCTTTTCGAATAGTTCTTTTAATAATTCCTCGAACCCTTTATTTGTTTCAATAATTACTGTATTACCATTAAGATTATCAGCTCGTTCTCCTGCCTCTTCATCATCCATGAATGTTGGCTCTTCATCTAATGTTGTTGGTTCGGATTCAATGTCTTTCTTTACTTCATGCTCGTAAACGTTTGTATTGGTCTTTCCATAGGTCACAAAACCTAATATCTTTGCTCCAAACCCTAACATGTTGACAGTTATTTTCTTCTCTGGTATGAACCCTATCAGGTCAGGCTTTAACAAAGGAATTAAAATATTATACTTAGGATTTAACAACATTGCTGAGGCTTGAGCTTCATTCATAAGTAACACATCAACCATATTAGCTCCATTGAATTTGAACTGTGAACCCATTGTAGTTGTCATCATTTTAGTTACAATCTCATTGAACTGTCCACTGTCAACAAATCCATCACTCAGGAAATCACTCAAACCTGCTGGACTATTAACTCCTTCATACATTTGTAATCCAAAGTTAGAGGTTATGTGGTCAAGAGTATTCTTATTGAAGAACTGGTCTATGTTAAATGATGTTTCGGTTTGGTCTATAGATAGTCCTATCATCTTAGATATTACATCATTCATTATATCTCCCATGTCATCTTGATTTGTATTACCTCTGTGAACATTCCGTACCTCAGAAGTAAACATGGATATCAAATTATCAATCGACCTTATCAATTCTGCTTCATATTTCTCGGCAGGATAAATTGTTTCTAACATCGTTGATATTATTTTTATTAAGTTGGACTTTAGGTCTGTATCAACGCCCATACTTTCAGAACTATCAACAAAACACGCAAAGTAAGCCAAGCATACTAAACCGAGGTTAAATAATACGACTCCACTATTATTTTCTAACACGTGCTTTCTATCGTCTTGTGAACCGTAATATGAATAAATGATTTGACCATATCTATTACTTATTTCATACTCAGACATTGTCTTAAAACTTCTGTTCATGAATATTATTTTCAATACACTTTTCTGTTGGTCGTTTAGGTCAGATGAGTTATCAATGGCATCTCTTATTTGACTACCTTTTCCATACACACCAGAGAATATATTGTCTTCCAATCCTGAAAAATCACTACTCTCGATACCTGATTCGAATCCTGTGATTGCTGGGCTGTTAGCTATTTTTTTAATATTTGACATAATGATTGTTGCGAATAGACAACACATCGAAGAACTTAATATGAAACTTTCAACATTATTAATACCTAATTCATGTGTGTCAAGGATTGCCTTCTGCGTTTGCTTCGCGTTGTAGTTTCTACTATGAGGGTGGAAATCAATACTATGGAACAAGTCAAGTATCCGCCCGTGTTTCAAATAGTTAGATATATCTGTGGTACTAGCTTCGATTTTTCGGTTAATAGCATATGAAATGAAACTTCTACTTTCTTCTTCGAGTATACGGGCATCCAACCAATTACCAAACTCAAACCAATTGTTATTAGCCATCTCATAATAGTACTCATACTCGTTAACATATTCAACAGCATACTTACCATCAATATCAGTATCACGGTACTTGCCATCTTTTATAAAGAAAGGTTTGGTGATATCCCTATCATATTCGAAAGCTTCTTTAATTATATTCATTTCCTTCTTGGTTAATTTTTCACCTTGACCATTCAATCTATAAGCATCAACTCCACCATATTTGAAATATTTTTCTTCTTGGAGAGGCTCAGCGTGTTCAGCATTATATATATTTTGGTAGAATTTGTCATTTAGATTGGGACGTGTTACACCTTTAAGGTCAACTTCACCGATATTATCTGTCTGTTCCATTATGTTAATATCGTTGTTAACCTGAACATTTCTAGGGTCTGAACTTGCTTGTACAGTGGCATTCATTATTTCTTGTTGTGGTGTTTCAATGTCTCCTCTGATTTGGTTTGCGTCTAAAATACCTTGGGTAGCATCATCAAAACTTTCATAACTATCCTGTGTCATTGAGTTTAGGTCAGATGTATCACCTGTATAATTTTCAGCAACTTGAGTCCAATGACCTGAACCATTATCATAATAATACAAGTTGGTTTCACCTGTCAAAGGGTTTGTTACAGCAGTTGCTTTCACACTTCCATATTTAAGGAATTTATCCAATGACTCATCTTCCTTAATCTCTTGTTTGATTCCATTTTCATCTAAAATATCTTGAGTTGTATCAACCGCATCTATCTGGTCTTGTGTAGCACCTTCTTCTTCAAGTATTTCAGCGTATCTATCTGAGTCATATTCTTTGTAATATTCTTTGTACCATTCATAATTATCAACATCGTCATCAGATAATAGCTCAACATTATCCATAACCTCAGAATCTTTTAAATCATTAAGTGATGAGTTGTCGGATATCTCAGCTATCTGCCATTCACCTGAATCGTTTTTATTAGCAATGAAAATCGTGAATGTTTTACCATCTGGATTAGTAGTTGCGAACAATCCACCATCTGGGTCATCAACCATATCTAATAATTCTTGTCTATCATCAGCATCGATTTCTCCATCAGCTATCATTTCATCTATTTCATCTTGTAACGATGTGTATTTATTATTATAAGTATCATACCATGAATAGTCCTCAATATCATCTGTTTTATGTATTATTCTAGTATCAGAGTCATCCACGTCACTTCTGTCAACATTACGTTCAATTGTATGAAGTGTATAACTTCCATCACTTTCATCAATTTCAGCATAAAATATATCATAAGAACCGTTCTGATTTTGTACCGCAAATATACCTTCATCTCCTGTTGGGTTATCTAATCCGTATTGAGCAATCGCGTCTTCATATGTCATTGTATCTGGGTCAACCTCAGTTAATTCTCTTAGCTCTGTATCATCATGTCCAGCGTCTTCATCATCTCCAGCTTCATCTTCCTTCTTTAATTGTTCGGCTAATAACTCAGCTATTGTGCTTGGTGAATTGTGATGAGATTGATAGTTTGCGTACTCGGCGTTCTCTTCTGTTAAGTCCTTATCCTCCAATTGTTGCCCAATCCCCGTGGCAAGTGCGTCATATGTTTTAGTGTCAGCATCAATCGCATTAACATATCCATCTTCCATCATCAACATAGAAAAATATTCATTGGCTATGTATGATTTATAACTATCTGAAAGTTCATCGAAATCAAGAGTACTACCTGCTCTACTCAAAGTATCTTTTGTAAATTTATTGAAACTTGTATTGATACTATTTAAATAAGCTGTGTCTGAGAACCCCAGAGCAGTGGAAGCGTTTTGTATTTGACTCCAGGCTTTTTCCCTGTCAAATGATTCCATATCAAAATACCAATATTGGTTAGCGATTTGTTCATATAAATCTTGTGGTTCTGGGTAAGGCATGTATTGTTGAATATCTTCATCTGTAACATCTACCGAATCTGGTTTTTCTATAATTGGGTCAACATATTCACCGTTTGAACCATCGTATAGAAATTCATCATAGTCACCACCGTAGAGTTCGTTATATTCATCTTCAACTCCGTAATATTCCAGCTGGTTACCCTGCATTGTTGTTGTACCTTTAATTCCGCTTATGTAAGTTAAATCTGGAGCTCCTTTATAAATATTATACATATGCTGAACACCATATTGGTCTTCATTTACTCCGAAAACATTATATACTTGAGCATCATAATCATAGTATGTGTATACAGTACCACCGCCATCAATTAATTCGTTTGCTTGTTCTGAGTTAATATTTGGATTACCTTCGGTTTCAGGGAACATATCATCATTTTCAGTTTGGTAATTATCCCATTCTCTATCAGGTGTGTTAGGGTCATAATACATTCCATCATCATCCACCTCATATCCTTGTTCAGTGTAATAATCTGTAATTGTTTTTCTACTGGATGTACCTGTTTGAAAGTAAACTTGTTCTTTATTGGCGTAATCGAATAATTCAGCATACGTCCAATCATCTCCATTTACATCAGAGAAATAATTTTTAGCAATATTTACATTTTCAAGGTAATCAATAAATAGTTCATTATTCCCTGTACCTGTTAGATAACCCAGTGCGTTTGCGTAGTCAGTCCAATTGTCTGATGCCATCAAACTATCAATGTTTCCATCTGTCTCATAAGCATTAACAATCGCTTGTAATTGTTCCTCTGTGATTGACTGACTGTTCTGATAACCCCACTGTCCCATCAGTGAACCTTTACTGTAATTACCAGCGATTGTTGATAAGTCTGCCCCTTTCAACTTTTGTTCATAAACATAGTTAAACAGTGAAAATATGAAATCTTCATTACTAATGTAACCATATTGATATTCCTCATTATAATAATATTCATCACTTAAGAACCCTTCAGCTTTAAGACCATTGTAAAACGAACTGTCAAGACTCTGAAGATATGTACTTTCTATAGACCATAATTTTGTTCCATTGCTACCTTCATAAGCATCAGACCAAATGTTCAAGGAATAACTACCAATACCTGAGTTCTTATCAAAATTATCTGTTCTCATTGGGTCTGTAGTTTCTGCGTATGCGTCATCTAAGTCATCAGGTAAAACTTCCCAATCAACACCTTCCATATCCTCTAGGTCTCGTCCGTAAGCTGTTGCCATTTGAAGTTTTTGGTCATCCGTAAGGTCGGCATATGCTTTATCCTGGTCGATTAAATAATATAAATTTTCAACATAATCTACAAATGTTTTTACATCAACCTCAGTGTCTGAACCACTTTGTGAATAAGCCATATACATTCCTTCAATCTGGGCATCTGTATATTCTTCTTTTCTACTTTCCATGTAAGTTTTAAAATCATTATATGAAAGATTGTCAGCGTTTAATCCTAGTATTTTCTCTTCAGCTTCATCTAATCCATCACCTTCACCTCCTATTTTATCTTGTAAATTATCAATGTAATAAGGTGTTTGTTGAGCTTTATTAACATCCCATTCCTCACCTGCTCCATATAATTGTAAATACGCAACTATAAACGCATTTAATTCTGTTTGGTTTATCATATCATATCCCATTTCGTTTGAGAAAGTTGCCATACCCATGGCAATACCATTGATATTTTCTGTAAAGTTTTTAACTGAAACGTCTGTTCCATAAGCCCACATTTCAAATAACGCGTCTGACGTAGCATCTGAATTTTCATCTATGTACAATAAACCCTTACTATTTTTAGCGAATCCAGTGTCAAACTCGTCTCTCATTTCAACTTCATATGCGTTATCAAATATATATTTACCTAGTTCATTATCAAAATCTGATTCACCAACAGCACTAACATCTCCATCATGTTCTTCAATATATGTCATTGCTAAACTAAACAACACATCTAAATAATTATCAGCGTTTCTATTGTCAAATACACTGGCTTGACCTCTACTACCCAATTGAGGATAATCACCTGATTGTTTATAGTTATCATATATGTCACCCATGACATCAACCACAGCATCATAAAAAATGTCTGGGTAATAATAACCATCGTCATCAGTTCCATTGTCTTTTAAAATATTCAGCATTGCGTCAATTTTCCCAACTGAAACGTCCTCCCAATATTCATTTTTATCTACCAGGAAAGCTCTCCAAGTATCTATATCTATAAAATTTCTAATTCCTCCCATGTAAGGTGGGTCGTCGGGGTCATCAACTGTATTTGGAGCAAGTCCATCCTCACTGTACCATTTATTAGCTACGTTATCTAAATCCTCGGTAGTTACATCATCAAAATCATATCCTCTATCTTTTATGTAACCCAACAGTTTTTCAGAAAAATAATCGGCATAGTCCGAATCTTTCCAATCTTTAGCATCTACTGCCTTTTCATAATTATCAGACCCAAACCAGTCTCTTATCCAAGCCTCCCAGAATGATATCATTAAATCATCGAAATTTTCGATAAATTCAGATTCCTCAAATTCTGTTTCTTTGAACGAATCATATAACGCTTGTTTCATTTCTTCACTTAAACCACCCATGTCTTCATCGTCAAGGAATAATTTAAAAGCATCATACGTATCTATTTCAATCTCAACGTCATCAATAAGACCATCACCATACATTTTTTTATAATACTCAAAGAATTCATCTGAATCTATCAAAATTTTTAATTCTTCATCAGAGAAGTCAGGGTCATCATACACGTCATTTCTATTGTAATAATCATTGATGTACCAATTAGCCAAACCATATACATATTCTATAGGCACATCATCATCGTCAATTTTATAATATTCAAAAGCTGACCAAAGGAAGTTATTTAATGCGTGGAAATGTTTTGATATAAAAGTATTCGCGTCATCGTAATTAGCTCCACCTAAGGCTACCCTTGTATAGTACTCTTTCAAAACATTATCGTCTTCTGATAAATATTGTAACCAAGAGTAAGACTGTTTTGAGGTGTAATTTATTATGTCTTTTGCGAAGTCTGGATAAGACACATAACCTTCATCATCTGCTTGTAAAACACCATAGTGTTCTTCATCCTCATTGCCTCGCATACCATCATTGTTACTTGGGTTAGCGTCCAACAAATCTTCTTCTTCATCGACCATGTTCAAATCATCTAATTTTTCTTGGTCATATACAACTGTTTTGTAAGTATCAACATAGGCATCGAATATCAATAACTTTTCGTCGTCTTCGTATTTTTTAATTTTTTTTATGAAATCTTTTATTAATTCTATAATCGATTCGATATCATAATTTTCATCTGTAAATATGGAATACAGACTGGTTATCAGTTCATCATTTTCATTTACTGAATCTTTAATCAATGGTATCTCTGACGATACATCTTCGAAAAATTTTCCAATGTTCATTATATATATATGGCACATATAATTTCCGTAAAAAAACATAAATAATCCTAAATGAATTATTTTTGTTATTTATTTTTTAGGCATTTTTAAGGTAGAATAAATATAAAAGTAGTGATGTCTTATAATGCTAGATTTAGTTTTCCTGTCTCCTTGGATTCAGTACCTTCATCAATTAGAACATCTCCTGCTCTTTCTTTATTACCATAATCATAATAGAACTGTTCGATGTTTATACGAGAGTTTGGTTTGACTGTGAATTGGTAATCTTCTTGTTTGGCTCTGGTCTTCTGAGCATCGTTCAACATATTTCTACGTTCAAAACCTGCTCTAAATCTACCAGATGTTTTACTATCAAAGTGACCCGCATTGTGTGCGTTATTCTCTGTATACTTATCTTTATATTCCTTGACATATTTATCAACGTTTGCTCCATGACCATATAACAATCCAAAATCATTTCTAACATTACCTTCAACTATGTGGTCAAAATCTATACCAGACGCTTTACTAGTTTCAGTATTCCTGACACTGTTGTTAAGGTTGTGTAACATGTAAGAACCATTTTCAACGACTTCTTTATAGTCTTTGCTGTGGTCATTGAAACCTTTAATCGTTCCGTCAATTTCTTTAGATTTGAATGGTTCAGTGCCTCTTTCACTAACATTACTTTCCTGTAATACATATCTGGAACGACGACTGAATGCCCGTTCATAACCGTTAGCTCCGAAAGCGGAAACGCCTTTCTTTTTGTAATGTTCCGTTTTAGCTTGGAGGTCTTTTCCGAATAATTTGTGCTCGTGATGTAAGAACCTGTCGTCGGTAATGTTTCCGTATGTGTAACTATTTCTTTTTCTTTCTTCCCTTTCTTTAATCCAATCCAATCTAATTTTCCGATATTGCTCTGGGTCTGAGATTGCGAGGTGGTATATGTGGTCGTGAATAAGGTCTTTGCTCTGTCCTGTGAACTCCCTTTCAATTCTCCCTTTACCATCTTCGACCGAATTAAATCCGATTCCTGTTTGTTTAATATCTCCATTGAATTCCTTTGCCACATTTTTTTCAGGTTGTTCGTCCTCATCTGGATATTGTTCAAAGGTAACTTTTTTACATTTATCTTCATTTGTTTTTCTTTCCATAAGTATATATATTATAATAACATTTTATTTATCAATAAAATAAACTTTTACTGTCGTTTCTAGTCCCAATTGCTTTTCTTAGGTCTGCCTCTGGAACTAATATATTTTTCTTTCCACCTGTATCTTTGTATGCCATATTTTTATTCCAGAATTCTGCTTGACCTAATCTAAACTTTCTAACTTCCTTTGGTGCTTTATATGTTAATATATATTCATTTAATTTCTTCGCCTTTTGAATTTTGTATACACATATAATCATTGCTTTATATTCTTCATCAAAACATGAATCAAAATATCTTTTCACTTTACTATCTGAATCTTGGTCAAGACTCATAAAGGCATCCATCAAATACTTTTTCACAAATTTATCAGGTTGTCTAAATGAAATTAATATATCTGAGTTTGACCTTACTCGAGGTGGTAAACATTTTAGATACTGTGTAAGGAACACCACCATAATATTCAAATGCCTTCCTAGAATGAATAGCTTCGCAAGTGTATTATTATAGAATAGAGACGAGTCATCGACTATGTCGTCAAAAATAAAACATAATTTAGGTGGCTCTTTATTGTAGTTCTTCTGTTCTTCTTTTTTCTTTTTATGTTGTAGCATAGTTTTTTCCTGTTGTTCAATCATTGATTTTAAAACATCCTCACGAAATGAATCATACTTATAGAAACTAGATACGTATTCGAAATCTGTATTGAAAAACGCAGTATGTCCCATGAGCACAACCAGGTCAGGTTTCTGAATTTTCGCTAGTTCGTATAGCATCTCTCGCGTAAGGAAACTTTTACCACTTCTTCTAACCGCACTAATCAATATTGATGGACAGTTTATATCAGCTCCAACTTCAGCCCAATCTATTGTTACTGGAGCTTCATCTGCTCTTAATTTTATTTGTTTTGTTTTACGTGATTCATATTTTTGTTCATCGAATTCATTGTTAAATTCATCCATAATATATAATATATAGACATTTTATTTTCTGTACATTATATATACATAATGCCACTACTTTCTTTACAATTAAAGTATTCAACTTCCACAGCTTCTAAAGCACAAGTTGTTCTTACTGGAGCTATTCCAAAGCAACCTATAAAGCTTGTAGGATATCAAATAAAATTATCATCAGTTGATGCCACCGTCGACACTTTGTACGTAACTTTACCTTTCCTTAACTCATATGATGTTAACTCAAATTTCATAATTTCAAATGCGATTCCATTGTTCCATGACACGACATTGGCGTCTTCACATACGAGAACTGAAATTGAATTTAATCCCGCACGTAATATAGATGAATCTATGACTGAATGGAATGTGTATGATGAGGATGGTAACATATATGTTGGGAAAAGTTATACAATTACATTATTATTTAATTATAGAAGAGCTGAATTAATTTAAAATTTATGGAAAAAATATTTAGTTTTTTTATTTAATATTACTCTGAAATAAAATATATAATTATTTAAGATTACTCTGAAATAAAATATATACTTATTATATAAACATGTCCGCAACATCAAGTTTAGGAAAATTCTCATGCCAAAATCTAGAGATTAAAAACCAAATCAGAGCTCTAGGAGCTGACAACGACTCAGATTCAATCAGTCTTCTGTTCTCAGAACCAGGTAATGCCACTGGTCATTTGACTCTTACAGTACCTGCCATTTCGGCAAACGCTACCCTGTTGACTTCAGAGTCTTCTATTGGTGGTCTACCAACAGGAAACACACCAAATGATATTTTGGTCTCTGACGGTTCTGGAGATTTCCAGAATGTCGCAATGAGTGGTGACGCAACTATTCAAGCAAATGGTGTAGTCGCAATCGCAAATAATAAAGTTACAACAGCCATGCTCCAAAACGATTCGGTTAGTGCGGATAAATTGGCAAACAATAGTGTTTCAAGTGCTAAATTACAAAATGACTCTTGTTCCACTGATAAGATACCTAACAATGCTATAAATGCTTCAAAACTAGCTGATAATGCTTGTGAAAGTTCAAAAATTTCTAACGATGCTATAGTCGAAGCAAAAATTCAAAACGATGCTTGTACTGATGCTAAAGTTGCTTCTGCCCCAACTGGTTCTAAATCAGCAGAGGCTAACTCTTTCTTGAAGTGTGATGCTTCCAAAGATATTGACCAGCTTAACGCTCTTGGATGTGCTGTTGCGACTGCCTCAACATCTGTCGAAGCACCTATCATGTATTTCGGTTCAAACTCTTGGAGAATGAAAGTTAATGGCGGAGCACTTGAGATGGAAAGATGGGACGGCTCAGCATGGACGGTCGAGCATTCTTTTGCTAACCAAGCTTAATTTAAATATGTACTTATTGTATAATACTTAAATGCCAGAACATACACATAGTTGTCATGTACTTGGGGAACATTGGTGTATAAGAGCTGAACCCTCACGTTTATTATTTCGTTATAGGAAAACAAACGACGATGATTGGGTAACTGTTCGCACCATAAAAGCACCTAAGTCTCCGAAGAAATCATCCAAAAAACCATTCAAATAATTTTTTTATTAACATTTCTAAATAATTCATTTATAATTATTTAGGAATATTTAAGGAACTTTTTCTAAAAAAAATATATAGGTTATATATATATGGGAAAAACATTAAGAAATAGAAGCAAGGCTTATGACCTACATGACAATCTAAGACCTGAGTTCAGTATTACTCTTTTTAATAAAAAATACCCTCTTATGAGTAAAGGACATAAGGGTTTCCAAAACAAGACAACCAAATCTGGTAAAACTAACTTTAACAAAATTTTCTATGCTGATGATGATGTTAAAAAAGCATACATTTCAGGATGTTGCTCTGTACTTAATATGAAAGACAATGCCTCTTTTTCATTGGGTGATGACACAAGTTCTAATAAAATAGTCGATGTCAAACCTAAAGCAAGTAATGAAGCACCGTTGGTATTGACAAGTTCTGAACCTGAATTTGCCCCTGACAGTATCGAAGCTTTCAAGCAAAATGATAATGCTGATGAAGAAGTTGAAGATGAACAAACTAAACCTACAATTTCAAAACAAGAACGAATGGCTAATCAGCTCAAAGTTGATTCAAGTTATAAGAAAAAAGATAATAGAGCTAATGCCTTAAAAAATTTATCAAAAGTTGCTAAGAACTATAGTCGAGGAGGTAAATTAAAAGGTAAGTCACACGCTAAAGGTGGTATAAGAATGAGAGTTACTAAAAAGGCTAATGGTGGTACGTTAAATGGTCAAGATGTTGAAGACGTTGAATTGGAAGATGGTGAATATGTTATGTCTAAACCAGCTACTCAGGCATTTCAACCTCAACTAGAAAAAATGAATAAGGCTGGTAATGATTTTAGGTCAGCACCTCCACATAAAAAAAATGAAAGACAGTCTAGAATAGATGAACTAAGAAAAAAATTCAAAAAGGGTGGTAAGATAAGTAAGCGTGATATCACCATTGGAAATACCCCTGCTACCAGGAAGTCCAAAAATAAAATAAGAGAAGAGGGTATTGAGGCACGTAAAAAAGCTGGTAATGAAAAAAGGGCACGAACCAGGTATATTAAAAAGGATGCTAACGCTGGTATGGGTGAAAATGATTTCGACGCTCCTGCTCGTGCTTTGTCAAGTACCGCTCAAACTGAAACGGTTGACCGTGGAGCTGGTTTAGACCTTGGACGTGATGATGGTATCGAAGATGAAAGCATGTTTCCTTCCTCAATGGCTAACTGGTTTGAGAGAACTGATTTCAGTAAAACTTTAGCTTATATTAAAAATAAAAATAGAAAAGTTGAACAGATGGGTCAAGACCAATTAAAAAGTAGAAGTCAGGAAATTGCTGGTGATTTAAGAGTATCTTTAAAATATAATGGAAACAATGTATCACAGCTTAAAGCTCAACTTTATGAACTTATGACTTTGAAAGTTGGTAAAGGAAAAACCGAAAAGGATAATAGACGTGAAGGTGTTGGTCAGGAAGAGAGTGATAAGAAAATCGGAGCGATTGTTGATATTGAAGATATTTTCGGGAATGGCTCTTCCGTAAATAAAGATGAATTTGTTAAGAAATACATGGACGGAGGTAAGCTAAAAACAGACAAATTGAAACAAGATTTCGAAAAACCTGCTGAAGGATTAAATAAGATTGTTGACCAGGGTCTCAATAAAGCGACTGATGATGCTTCGTTGACAATCCATAAGCCTGAGAGTCAGGATGCTCTTGTACAATTTAATTCCATGGCAAATAAAGACGGAACTGGAAATGATGCGGTATCTGAGACTTCATATAAACGTAAAACTTTTAGTTTGTCTGATGCTTTACTGAATGTTGAAGGTAATTGGAGACATCGATATGCTCAGAAAATGGATGCACCTACTGATGAGTATGAGAAGGAATCTATTTTTAGGATTAGAAAAACAGCTACCCGAAAAGGTATAGGTAATTTATTGTAAATAAAATATCAATATATTATATAAGATGTTAAATTGGTTTTATAATTGGTGGTACAATGTACCAGATAAAGAACCTATTAAAGAAGAACCTATTAAAGAAGAACCTATTAAAGAAGATTTAATAAAAGGTATCGATAAAAATATTGATAACTTTGATGAGTGTTTAAAAGAAATGAAGGCTCTGGGCTCAACCGTACCTGAGGGGGATGTACTAATAGAGCCCTCCGCTATGAGATTCTATGAGCTTGATGATGAAGGCTTTCCCGTCTTCAATGAATCCGATTACCTTAATAATGAAGAGGACTTCCCCATTGTAGATTTATCCAACATGGATGACTAATTGACTATTTTCATATTTGAAATTTCTCTTGTAAATTCAAATAAGTCGTTAAGCACCGCCTCTAACTTTCGTTGTTGTGGGTCTTCAACTTCTTTTCTGACATCATATATTTTATCAGCCATTTCATCGAGTGTAATAATAATTTTATCCATTATAAACTATATTTACTTTATTTTTTACTCCAAAACTCGGTAAAAAAGGAATATTTAGTACTTTTTACCTCAAATGGCATTTTTACCAACCATTTGACTAATCTGGTGCGATGGACTTTTCTGGGTACTAGATTCCAGTGTGATGTCAGGTGTCCTTTTTCACGCCG